ATCGAGGAGATTGCAACCGTTGCCCTGGAAGTTAACAGAAGTCTCTACCGCCTGTTCGTGCTCAAGCAGCAGGAACGAGACTCAAAAGACCCTGTTCTCCTGGAGAAGATGCGCCTTGAGTCTGTTAAACTCAATGCCTTCGTGGCGAGATGGAAACCTCGTCTGGCAGATATGAGGCGTAATGCCATCTACTATATCCGCGCATCTTCTTTCTGTAACAAGGATATCCTCGGGCCAAAGTTCTTTAAAACCCAGTTGGACACTCTCGATATAGACGAATTCCTAACGGCTATCTGCGCCATCCGCCACAAGGAGGTAACCAATAAGTTCTTTATCAACTACGACCACGCAAAGCATCAGTTCAAGGATAGCTATAAGTATGAGTCCATTCTTCGCCTGAATCTGAAGGATAGGTTTATCCTCACAGCAGAGTACCTTCTTCATTACGACCCTCAAGAACCGCTCTATATGGGATACGATCCTGGAAACTTCCAATCGCTCATCGTTGCACAGAAGAAGGATTACGGCAGACGTCTCGACATCATCAAGGAGTTCTTTGCCTTCCTTCCTAAAGATTACAACGACCTGGTGGCAGAGGTGCACCAGTTCTTCGGATCTGCGGCCGTCAATAAGACCATCTATCTCTATCCTGACCGTGCCGGTAACAAGCGCAGGGAGGAACGGGAACAGATAACTACCGACTCGCTCAATCTGAAGGCCGCCCTGGAGTCGTATGGCTTTATGGTGATACTCTATAATGAAGATGCGCCTACCATCTACCATTGGCAGCAGTTCAAGCTCTGCCAGATGCTCTTCGGCGAGCGCAGTCCGCTTCTGCCTGTCATCCGTATCGATGAGAATGAGTGCAAGAACCTCTGCTCTGCCATCATGATATCCCCTCTGAAGAAAACGGACGGGAAGATAGAACTGGATAAGAGCTCAGAGAAGAAACAACAACTGAAGAATCAGGCAGGACTCACCACGCAGCTGCCTTCTGCGATGATTTACCTACTTTACGGCCTTTATTCTGATGCCGTGAAGGCGGAATTAAGTACATATCCTACCGATTTACCGGACAATTTCGAGATATAAACGCAGAATAATGCTGCATTTCTGCAGTAATAAATTTCGCGCGAGTATCAATAAATCACGGAAAATGAAAGGGTGTAAATGCTAAAATGCTGATAATCAGCCCAAGCGGACCGGCTGGGAGAAAAACTCCCAAAAACACCTCATCCAAACGTGCACGCACCGCTGGGAAGGGAAAGAGAGGTGCAGGCCTTACGTTTCTCGGAAATATGACGGGGAACGGGTGCAGCCGGTCTTTTGCAGGGCGATAAATTTTCGCTATCTTCGCATCATTATGAGCAAGACAAGTAAGAACATCATCATGGATGGCATCACGGCACTCCAGTGGGCCAGAGAAATCAGTAAGCTTCCCGATGGGGAGTTTACCCTGGTTTTCTTTCCTTACTCCAGGGCGAGAGGTGAGGCGAGCGCAAAGCTTCAGGTGCGACACCATTGCAAGTACCGCACTCAGTTGCCGAAGGAGCGGTTCGCCATCGATGGAGAGAACTACCTTCTCTTTACAGACGAAGATGAAGAACCAAAGATGTGCTACCGGATTCTCATCAGGTACATGGGCTTCCCTCAAGACGGATTTAAACTTCACAAAATAAATTGGTTATAATTGGTTATGAAAGAATACGAAATTGATATGTATGGCAACGCCGGCATCTACCTTGCCGATGGCAATACCTTCACCTTCCAGCTAGGTGAGGGCGACTCCATCTTTGGTGCAGACCAGCTCTTCCAGTCACCACTCCTGGAGTCTCCATTCGGTGGCACGTTCTGGATGCAGCAGCATCACTATCTGGGCATACAGGGATATCAGGTGTTGATGCGTGGCTACAACAACCAGCAATGTGACGAAGTGACCAAGGAGATCAAGGAGAACCGACTACTCCCTCGTCTCTATTCCAAAGAGATCAAGATGCTCTATGGCCATGGACTCGCCGTATACAAGCAGGCTATCGAGGATGGCAAGCTGGTACGTAAGTACGAGGAGCAGCCTGAAGTAATGGAATGGCTCGACTCCTGGAGCTCACGCGGCATTCCTTCAGTAGAGGAGTTCTGCAAGACCTGTATCAAGAACTTCTATTACTTTGGCGACTTCTTCGTGAAGTGGCGCTTCACCCGAGGCAAGGTGATAGGTATGGGCAAGCCGATTGCTGCCCTCGAAGCCATGGAGAACCGTTACTGCAGATTGGCAACTACCCGCCAGGATGTTGCTTCAGAATTGATTTCGTACGGAGACTTCAAACAGGTTGTAGTAGGGCGATTCTCCTATGGCTTATCGAGTTACTCGGTATACCCAAAGTTCAGCTTTAACGAAGTTGACAACTACCGGTATGCTGCGATCTCTCATCACAGAGAGAAATCAGTAGACGAATTCTACGGCGCAAACGAGACGCATCAGGGAGCTCGCCCGTACATCCAAGGTAGTAACAAGACCGCCCGATACATCAACAGTTTTCTGAAAAACTCGCTGGCTGCAAAGGTGCATGTCATTATTCCTAATGCCTGGATCCAGAGCAAGCGCACCCAGATGACCAAGCTCTGCGAGGAGAATAAACGACGCAAGGCGAAGGGCATGGAGTTGCTGAAGTATAACGGTATCGATATCGGTACAGACTTCAAGGAGTCGTGCATGGTCCGGTATGTTCGTGACGAGGTACGCAAGTTCAGCACTTATTTGTCAGGTGCAGACAATCAGGGCAAAGGTTTCTCTTCCATCTCATTCATGGATGCCCAGGGTCACGAGCAGTCGTGGAAGGTGGAAACCATTGACCTCAAGTATAAGGAATATATCGAGGCGCTCATCTCTTACGACAAGCGTACCGAGCAAGCCCTGCTGTCTTCGGTGGGTCTCGATGCAGCCATATCTGCAGTAGATAAGGATGGAGTCATCTCGAAGAGTGGAAGTGATACCTATTATAATTATCTCATCTACATCATGTCGCTCACCTCTGAGGACGAAGTCTGTGCAGAACCGCTCAACTGGGCGTTGCGCATGAACTTCCCGGAACTCTACAAGCAGGGCTGCAGGCTAGGGTTCTATCGCGAGGTTCCACAACGGCAGGAAGATATAACACCATCCCAACGACTTAACCAACAGCAGGCATGAACAAGAAATTTCAACTCAATAATCTCTTCACTAGTTATGCGCAGTTCTGCAACTGCGCACCTGGTGCAGATACAAGCGCCGACTTCGACAGCCTTCAGGGCTCTGCCGTAGCCGCACGCAAGCGTATTGTTGCCATCATCGGCAACAATACGTTCTCTGATATTGTGAGCATCGAGGAAGAAGAGAGTGGCATCAAGGATTTTCTCCGCGCTGCCATGGCGAACCTTACGCTAGCTACTCAGATTATCTTCGATGCCGTGAACCGCAGAAAGAACGATATCAATCTCTACAAGTACGAGATGGAAGGCATGAAGCGCTCCTATATGGAGAACTACTTTAACGCGATGGATTCGCTGATTTCCGAACTTACTGAAGAGATAAGTGCCGACGATCCTGCCGATATCCGTCTCGCCATGGAAGACTGGCGCAAGACCAATTACTACAAGATGCTCAGCAAGCTGAAGGTAGTTACTGCCGATGAATTCGATGAAATTTATCCTATCGACCTCTCGTATCTCTTCTTTTTCCGCTGCGTTCCTCTCCAGAAGGAGGTGCTCGATGAAAGCATAGGCGCCTACTTCGACCGACTTGAACAGGGAGGAGAAGACCAGACGTTTGCCGAGTTTGCCCAGAAGGCGCTACCTATGCTCAAGCGTGCTCTGGTAAAGAAGACCGTGGCGAAGGCTCTCAGACGCTTCGATATTCTGGAGTTCCCTGCCACCATCCGCAACCTCTTCGATGACAATACCGCCACCCGCTCAGGCAGCGACGAGGCAAGCCGTGCACTCCAGCTCGCCACACAGCTAGACGGGGAGGTGGAAGATTTGCTGCATAATGTGGATATGCTCCTCGATGCTCAGGAAGGAAACGATTTCCTTTCATTCTCTGCCGAGAACCGTCCGGACGACAATATGTATTTAATGCCATAAAAGCTTATGAAAAAGACGATAACCGTAAGAGCCAACGGGATAGAGCACGAAATCCCGAACTCGTGGGAACTACTCACTTCTGACCAATATCTGAAGCTGGTGGAGCTGCTTTCTCTTATGGAGAGTGGGCAGTTTTCCCCAGGCGCCGTGAAATGTCTGTTTTTATGCTACATGAAGGGATGGAGCCTGAATAAGATTAAGCGTGATGAGCGAACTCTGGAGAACTTCATGTCTATAGCCAGCCAGTTAACCTTCATCTTCCAGGAGAAAGATGATAAGTTCCTGATCGATCTCTGTTTCTGCCGGCAGCAATTGCCGATTATCTTTATTGATAAGAAAGCCTATTATGGCTACGAGGTCAATACAGATTTCAAATCGCTCACCTGTTCGCTCACGGCCCTTCAGTATATCGAGGCGCGCCAGCTGCTCGATATGGGAGAGGAAAGTCTTCCTCTGCTGGCTGCCATACTCTACTTCGACAAGGGAGTATATTCCTCGGAAGAGGCGCAGAAACTCGCTCTGAAGTTTAAAAAGTTGCCTGTCAATACTCTCCGGGCGATAGCTCTAAACTTTACTGCAGTAAATAATTTCCTCTTCTCGAAGACTGAATTTTCCCTGCTCACCAAGTTCATACCGAAGGAAGGCAGCAGTATTACTACCGATGCAACCGATGCGCTCTACGATCTCTCCAAGGACGGGCTGGGTAATGCCAGTCAGGTAGAACAACTGAACGTGCTTACCTATCTCCGTATTCTCAGGAAGAAGACCATCGAGGGAGTGAAGAGCCTGAAGGCTACCGGTATGGAGTTGGCCAAGATAGCAGACGAGGTAGGGTTACCTCTGGAGATAGTTAAAAAGATTATATAACTGAAGCAGGGAAACAACCTCTCTGCGACAAAATTATAAAAGCCTATGTTATTGGATTTATTCGAATATTTCGCCAAGTTTCCTGCTACTGCAGGAGTTACGAAGGGTATTGCCAACAAGGGCGAGAGTAGAATGGAAGAATATGCTACCGTGCTCAAGGTAATCAAGGATATGCCCGAGAAAGAACTGGTTCCGGAGATAGAAAACTACGTTTACGGCCAGTCGTTCGACGAACTGAAGCAACGCATCGATAAGCTTACCGGTTCCTTCCTGTTCGTAGATTACGGAGAAGTGGATATGCAGAGCGATGGGCGCCGGAGTTTCCAATGCACCCAGCGTATAGCCGTAACTGTAGCGATGAAGTTATCTGCCCATGCCGATATGCTCGAACGGGTCATAGCCAACGACCGCACCCTTCAGATGCTTTCGAAGGTCCATGCCCGTATTTTGGCAGATGTGGAGACAGAAGGACTCTACTGGATGGACCGGGAGAGTATTACTACCTGCGAGATTATTCCGTTCGTATCTGCAGAACTCCAGAGCTACGGCTGGACCCTCATGCTATCTGCCACAGGTGCAGATATCCTCGATGTTCACCGGATGTCGCGAGATATGGCACGCTAGCGTCCTTTGCGGTTCCGGGATATTTGCGTAATTTTGCAATGTCTAAAAAACATAAGGCCGAAATGTTATGAAACAATATAAACGAAATATACCGATGATAGCAATCACCTCGCTCCCTCTGACGGCCGTGTCGGAAGGGTTCCAGTATGTGTATCAGGACTGGGAGTTCGCCAAGTGGATAGCGATAGCCGTCTCTATCGATACCTTCCTGGGTGTGTGGAAACATCTTATCCACAAGGATGCGTCTAGCGAATCCTTCTTCTCCAGGTTCACGAAGAAGATTGTAATCTACATCTTCCTGATGATCCTGAGTAATTTTGCAAGTCATGCCACCGTAGAGGGCTCTACCGTTGGCGCGATGCAATGGATAGGAACTTACATCTGCGTGTTTATGATGGTACGAGAGGTATTCTCAATTATCGAGAACATACAGGCGATATATCCGATATTCCCGAGGAACTTCGTAAAGCACATGAAGGACTTCAACGACAAGGGAGACTACATCGGCGGCGGGCCTATCAATTTTTCAGAAAAAGATGCGCCCGATGATGCATAATTAGGTATACATTATTATAATATATATAAAGGTATGGCAAGTAAAACTCAATTAGCCTTCGCCCGTCAGGTGTATGCTGCGGCCGTGGAGGCAAAAACTGAAATAGATCCCGCCTTCGTTACTGCCCAGGCGATGCTTGAGACAGGATGGGGTGCAAGGGTTATCGGTAAGGCTAACCTCTTCGGTATTACCAAGGGCAGCCAATGGGACGGAGATATCGTCATGGTGAAGACTCATGAATATTTCAAGACGCCTAAACAGAAGCTCAGGGAGCCAGATCGTATCGTCTCCGTGTGCAAGGTAGCAGGCAAGAACCTATGGTATTATACCGTGATGCGTGCCTTCAAAGATTTCGATTCCGTTGGCGATTGTCTGAAGGAACATGAACGTCTCTTCCAGAAGCCGGGCTATAAGGATGCCTGGCCATACCGTAAGGACCCGTTCAAGTTTGCCCAGAAGATATGCGATGCGGTAGGGTGTAAGTACGCTACAGATCCTACGTACCTCACCACTATCACCTCGATTATCAAGACGATCCAGCGGAAGTGTGTATAAATTTTAAGTATTTTTGTTGTTATTTGTTGTTAGTGTAACTGCTCAGCACCCCTATAGA